TACTTTATCCCAATCAATTACACTAAAACCGTTTTTATCTCTCACCTGTTTTCCGTTCTTGTGTTTCTTGAAAGCAAGTATCCTTTCTTGATAACAAATAGAAGGATTCTCGTTAGGACACATATCTTCTAAGTCTATATCTATATTTAGTTTTTCTTTGACAAGAAGTTGTATTGCTTCTCGCACATCATAGTAATCAAATTTTAAATACATTATTCAAACTCCTTTGAAATGTTCTCAATGATTGCATCAATGTTCTGTATTGCATCTTTAGGTAACAAAGATATAGCAATTCTGTTAGCTATCTTTTCTTTTAGTTTCCATTCATTTATACCTGTCTTAATAGACAATACTTTTGTCCAAGTGTCATACTTTAATTGGTGATCGTGTGCGTAATTGTAAAGGTCTACTCTTCTTGAAACTTTCTTAGATAACACATCTCTCTGGTCTTGTAAGTCTTTAATTTGTTTTTCAAAAGCCTTAACCTCATTAGCTGTTGATAGCAAATCTCTGTACTCTTTACAACCTGTAATTGCGCCATTTGCTTTATTGTTTTTAGACTTAGTTACCTTCTCTAAGATAACATCTACGATTGCATCTTGTTCAAACTTTCTTATTTGTGTTGCCATGTTACTTTCCTCTTTGTTGTTAAAAAATAAGGGAACAATGTTCATTACAGTAGCTAACTGTCTAGACTATTTGATTACACACATTAGTCGTCAGATTTATATGTGAAACCCTTTTCAAAAAAAATTTTACGACTTAGGTATGAAGCACATGTACTGTCTACCAAAGTTAAACACTCGACCTCTACCTGTAAGGTAAGAGCCAAACTTACTAAAAGTTCTAGTGTTTGTCGCAACTCTGAACTTCCATCCCATCACATTAAAGTGATAGAACTTCTTGTTTGCTGTACCATCAAATATTTTAACCATTTGTGTATCTCCTTCTATAGTTTGTAGTTTCATGGGCAACTACAATTAGCCCTCATAAATTAATGTAATTTTTCTTTCTGTGATTCTAATAAATCTAACACTTCTTGTCCATACTTTTTCTCATAGTATTTATCTTTAATAAAATCTTTATACTCTTCGTAGTATTCTCTAGCCGAACCAAAGATAGGTTCTCCATGCTCGCTTCTCTCATGGCAGTTAGCTATGTATAAATCCTGAACAAAGGTGTCAAAATTTTCTCTGTTCTCTCTGATGTCTCTCTCCATACTTTTATAGTCTTCTACAAACTGTTTTAGTTTACTCACTTTTCTATCTCCTTCCATTTGTGATTTAAAATTGTTTCGATAGACTCGTTTGATTTTTTTACTAAACATTCTTTACCAAACCAAAAAGTCATATCCCTTGTGTCTTCATGTATCGTTATTTTATCAATTATTTTTCCGTCTATTTCTTGTCCTACTTTTATTTTTAACATCTTTCATCTCCTTCCAAGTTACATTCTTGTCATTATACATATAAAAATTATATCTCTTTTCTTTCTTGTAGTCAAGCTCTGCAGTAAACTGTATGCTCAACAAACTCTTAACCTCTGCAGTATACCATGTCTTATCGTCATAGCCATAGGTCGCTAATATCTTTTGACCTTTAGTTGGTTTTGCTTTCATCAGTCACCTTTCCTTTTCTAGTGTACTTAGTCTTATCTCTGTGTGTCTTAGGTTTATGGAACTTGTCCATGTTTTTCTTAACTGGATTAGGTTTCTTCATTAGTCACCACCTTCACCCACCACTTAGGTTTATCTCTGCCCTTCTCCCACTTAGCATAGTGTTTCTCATTGATACAGTAGTCACGATATGCTTTGATAGGATTGTCATTCTTGTACTGGTCTGGCATAGCTTGCGCTACTGGTGTCATTTTTCCTTCGTTAATATTTAAAGGACAAGGTTCTAATACATCTTTTAGTTTTGTAATACTACCATGTTCTCTGTCATACCTGTGCTTATATTCATCTCCTAATGCAATGAAGTGTTTATATAACCATCTATAATTATCATAAGATTCTCTAGCCCATACAGTACAAGGGTGATTCCAATATGCTCGCTTGTACAAACCTACCTTGTCTGCATACTCGTCACCATCTAGTTCTCTATGTGCAGTACATAACATCTGTGCTGTTTCCAATGGCATCTTCACTAGCATCTTGTCAGGTTGTGCTTGTGCTGATTTAACAGGGCTATCATAAAAATAAAATATGTTCATAGTCTGTTCCAAGTTTTTGAATCTAACATATCTGCGTATTTTATCTCTTGATACACTCTAATACAAGACATCCACTCTAAATAAAACTTTCTTTGTTGCCAATCAATCACATCATTATCAGTAAAGATAGGACAAAGTCCTGTAACTAATACTTCATCATCATCTTCTTGATACTCTACCTTGAAAGGTTTAAATCTTCTGTTCTTTGTTTCGTTACCTTTTTTATCTATGTAGTTAAAAATTAACTCAGCGTTATCATCTGCAAAAGCATAGAAAACTTTTATCAAATCGCTCTTACTACAGTTTATCATACTTCCCTCCTATATATCCATAAAGCTATACCCAACATAACACACATTCCAAATGCAATATACCCTATTGTCATTTGCAACTGTGCCTCTGCTATCAAGGTGTTCAAATATATTTCTTCTTCAACCATACCTCCTCCTTTTTATTTTTGTAATGCCATAAATTTGTATGCTTTAGCAGAATCAAGTTCATCTGCTTGTAAGTATTTGTAAATTATTTTACTCAGTTGAACACGACAATCTTCTAAAGCACCGACAGGTATTTCATTCCTATCGTTTTCAACTGCCCATAGTGTATCTTTAATTGTCCGTGATACATCTCCAAGTTTCTCTACTTCTTTCATTTCCATATCTATCTCCTCAGTCTATTAGTGACATTGCAATATCATCTTTAGCTTGTGGCTCGTCTATCATACTTTTAAAACTATAAGGCACTTCACCTGTGTATTCTTCTATCGTTATAAACTTTGCTCTATCAAACTCTGCGTCTTCGTCAAACTTTCCTCTAGTTACATCTAAGCAAGCAATAGCTTTTGCCTGTTCTTCTGACTCTGCAGTTACTGCTACAACTACTTCAAATGTTGCTTCATATACTCTTTCCATCTTCCTCTCCTTGTTTCTCTTCCTCTTCTTGTTGCTGTTTCTGTACACATTCATCTATGTATGACTGGTCTTTGTCAATACTTTTCCACCAAGAATCAAACTCGTCAGGGTGTACAATCTTTACTGCATCTTCAAATTTCATGCTGTTCTCCAATTAATTACAAATCCACTGGTGTCTGTCTTAGCATCACCTTTAGCTTTCAATCCTACCACAACACGCTTGTTGCCGTCAAGGAATCTCATGTCTGTCTTATCTCCGTCAATGACACGCAGACCTCTGAAAGTCTTAGGTAATCCTTCTTTGAATACAACTGCTACATTGTATTTAAGACTGTCAAAGTAATCTGCATACTTCTTGTTGGCTTCTGAGTATGACCAAGTTAGATGATAGTTAGGTATGTGTGATACTTTACGATTAGGAATCTTGGTGTAGTCGTAGTATTGCACTTGAGGAAACTTCTCAAACACAGTAACACCTTCATGCTTGATAGTTTCCCATTGTATGTCTGATGTTCCGTTCAATCTCAAAGCAGGTCGCTTGTTCCTACGCTCACAGTATCTGATAAACTTTTCTATGTCAGCATACAGCATAGTCATAAAAGTTTCTCTGTCCTCTAAGAATAGTTTAGTCTTTCTATCTCTAGCTTTATGTATAGTTTTAAATACTCTAGCTCTGCCTGCGTTATCAAGACAAGGTGCTTTACATCTAGCAACTACTTGAAACGGACATATCTTAGTATTGATAGGTCGCAAGTGCATAATGGTTGATATGTAATCGCTCAACTTATTATTACCCTTGTCTACCTTTGGATTAGCATTTGGTGCTGATAACAATTTCCAACTACTCATACATCACTCCTCTCTATTAAAAATCCATTAAGAATCTATATAAAAGTTTACTAATATCATCATTTTTATTAATCATATTAAGTTCTTCTAATCTCTTTCTAAGCTCATAATAATTTTTGTATTCTTCTTTATCATAATCTATTTCTGAATCAGTATCCCAATAATTATTATGTTTTTCTGCTAGATAATACAGTAATGCTTTAACTATTTTCGATTCGTTTTCATCTAGTATTATCATCATACATCACTCCTCGTATAGCCATCAAACCAAACACCTTCTTTTCTGGTGTCTTCTCTTTGACAATGTTCTTGTGCTTCTTTCTCAGTCAACCCCGTCTTAATTACTTTATGGTTGTCTGGATGATTACTGTCTTTATAAAATCTCACTATCTTATACATACATCACTCCTTTATTTCCCAAATAGAAACACTCTTCTCCTTAATATATTGAAATGCTTCTTCCCTCGATACTGGTCTGTTCTTTTGCAAGGTTAAAAATCCTATATGGTCTTTAAACAAATCAAGAATCTTTTGATGTTGCTCAGTAGTTAAAGCTGTATCCTTTGGAAGAAACTTCTCTATAAACCAAACTACATAACTTAAAGTTACACCTATCTCTTTATGATTTTCACCATAGTTAACTGAAACATAATCACTTTCTTTCATAATGTATGCCCTCTCTTTTTAAAAAATCGTGGTAGTTTTAATTAAGCAGACTACCAACTGCTACTCTTCAAATACTCACATGAGATACAGTAACGACTACAACTATAACCCATGTACTAATTAAATAAATTATAAAATCATAGGGCATCATTTTTTTTCCCTCCGTTTCCAATCTTGTAACGCTTTTAAATTCTTACTGTCTAAAGGATAACGATTCACTTCTACTTTAATCTTGCGTTCCTTTAGTAACCGCCTTTCTCGTTTAACTCCGTTCTTACTTTTCTTAATGTGGATTCGTGTGTTACTTAATCCTTGAAAAGTATTACGAACTGCACCGAATGTTTCCATATACTCTGCAAAGTTCATACGCTATTACCTCTCTTTTAAAGTCGTCATCAATGACGAGTTTGTTTACAAATAAAACACGCGCTACTACCATTATAGTCTCATATCTAGCATGATATAGCAAGTATTCTAGAAATTTATTTTTCATATAAAGTTCTCGTCTCCGTCTCCATCTCTCCGTCTCCGTCTCCATCTCTCCGTCTCCGTCTCCATCGAAAATAAAAAAATAAAAAATAAAAAAAACTAGCAAGACTTGGGGGTGAATCTTGCCAGTTTTGTTTAACTTTTATATGCCTAAATTATCCAGCATAATTTTATTGAGTTTAACTTCTCTAATTTTGTTTAACATTTTTAGTATTTATCACAAAGCAATCACACTATAAAATATTGTTTTGTTTTAAGCAGTTTTTGCTTCTGGCAAATTCTTCCTAAATTTGCGAGTCGCTTTTGATTGCTTAGTTAAAAGTCTCGATAGCCCATTATTTAATTCTTGAACTAATAGCAATGCTTCATCAATTACTTCTGAATTATAAAAAGATTCTAAAGTTTTTGAACATGATTTCAATTCCTCTTTATGTTCTTTCACCTTGTCCGCTTCTTTTTTAGCTAATTGAACTTTTTGTTTCAGCTTCGAATATTCAAGGTTTCGCCAGTCAATTCCATATTTGCATGAATCATTAATTAACTGTTCAGCATTTTTATGAGTCTGAGTTTTCCTTGTTCTATTTTCAGCATCACCTCGTTTTGTGGTTTTTACACCTTTTTTATCACTCGAACAGCGAGTGCGACTTGCCATATATAGCTTCTTATCAGCTTTATTGTCAGGGTTAGTAAATATTCTTTTATCAGCATATTTTCTAATCGTTGACTCGATATCAGCATCAAAAGATTTTTTATCACCATGAATAAATGCAAGTATTGCTAGAGTCATATCAATTGCTGTTCCAACAGTTGCCTTTGCAATTGTCATTCCTAGTTCATGCATATTTATTTCTTTTTGTGCGCTTGCCAATTGCTTGGCATTTTTGATTTTTAACATATGTATCACCTTTTAAAATTAAGTAGTCATCAATGACTAGTTTAAAGAGATAATATCAAATAGCGCAATCACTTTGTGATAAATACCTATACCAAATTGTTAAAGAATATCGAGAGTCAAAATTATCGATACTTAAACTAGTTCATAGCTCACACAAAAAAACCGCGTGTTCGATAACTCAAGATTGCCCTTTTCTGACTGGGCTACGCCCATTGTAAAACAGGTAAATATTTATATCAACTATTTTTGAAATTATTTTGAAGTAGTCATCGATGACGAGTTTTGCGAATTGGTGAGATCGTGAGAATTTGATATCAATGGTAAGGCATTGTCAAAGTCTTGTTAGAATCGATTGTATGAAGTCTCAGGGCATACTTTAGAATCATCATGTTATTTGGACGGACTGCATACCAGTTTTTTGGAGACTTTAGAAATTTGAAAAATTTTTCAAAATCACTTGCAAAACTTGAAAAATTCTGAACGAACTTTTCAAAATCTCATTCAGAAATTTTGCAAATTGTCAAATTTTTTTTTCACTTCATCAATACTGTACGTTTATACAGTACTGTAAATTTATACAGTTGTTGAAGTTTTTGGAAAATGTGGAACGAGCTTGCGAGTGACGGCATTATCGCAGTAGGGGTGCAGAGTGCCATGGGGGGTGGTACCCATATCTATATAAAAGTTATACATTTCACAAACTTTTCAAATGTTAACCAGTTGCGCGTAGACATAAAAAAAGCAATATAATAATTAACTATTATACTGCTATATTTTACAAACTTTTTACGCGCTATAAAGAACTATTTCTTGTCAGGTCTGTTAGGTGTTGCAACCCTCTGGGCATAGTTTTATTATACAGATTATTTTAGCATTTGTCAAGACCTAAATAAAAAATAAATTACTTGACAAACTGTAAAAGTAACTCTATAATAGAAGTTATTATGAACTTAATGCCTGAAAAGAAAAACAATCGTAATCTTACCGATAAACAAAAATCATTTCTTGATAATTTAGTCGCTACCGAAGGTGACTTTAAAAAAGCAGCAGAACTTGCAGGGTACTCAGGCAATCACTATCAAGTACTAAAATCATTGAAAGAAGAAGTAGTCGATTTGGCTTCAGATGTACTTGCTCGTTCCGCGCCTAAAGCAGCGTTTAAATTAGTAGAAATGATAGATAGCAACAAACCTATTCCTCAAGCCAGTCAAAAGCTCAATGCAGCACAGACAATACTTGACAGAGTTGGTGTTGCTAAGACAGACCGAGTACAAGTAGATCACAATGTACAGGGGGGAATCTTTATATTACCTGAAAAACAGACAGTAGTAATAGAAGATGCAGAGTTTAGTAACCTAACAGAGGAGGAAGATACATGATGGATATTCTAATTATGCTTGGTTTTATGGGTATAGTTTCAGTTGTTTATATTAAAAGAAAAAAACCTGAACTATATGAATCTTTAAAATCAAAACTAAAACTAAAGTAAAATGGAAAACGGATATATTAAAAGAGCCAGCTCAACTATTCCTTTTGGTTATGAAATAGATCTTGAATCAAGATACTTAAAACCCATACCAGAACAGATAGAAGCTTTAAAAGTTGTTGAAGATATGATTGTTGGCGATGAAATATCTTTACAAGAAGCAGTAGATTGGTTAGAATATAAAACTGATCGTACAATAACTAGAGCAGGACTTAAAAAACACATAGATAAAAAATATGGAAAACGAAGCGAAAGATTGGGAACTGAATCCAGATCGTTACTTGCAAGATGATGATGGTAATTTTATCCGCAAGAAAGACGGTACACCTCGTTTAAAAGCAGGTAGACCAAAAGGATCAGGTGGAAGTTACAATATTTCCAATACTCAAAAAGCTAAATACGCTGTTCATCGTAAAATAGCTCGTAAGAAAAAAAATATAAAAAAACTAGAACAGAAGCTTAACAACGCTAGAAAGTCTTACAAAGCCACAACTACTACATTAAATAAGCTTTCCGATAAGACGGATCGTGTTGTTACAGCGACTGAACTACAAGACCTACCTAAAGCTGTCCAAGATATAATACCTGAACAAGAAGTATTATTCAATCCAAATGAAGGACCACAGACTGATTTCCTCGCTGCAGGCGAGAAGGATGTGCTTTATGGTGGTGCTGCAGGTGGTGGTAAATCATACGCAATGTTGATTGATCCTCTGCGCTATGCACATAAGAAAGCTCATCGCGCTTTAATTCTTAGACGTTCTATGCCAGAACTGCGTGAGATGATTGACAAGTCCAGAGAACTATATCCTCTTGCATTTAAAGGAGCTAAGTTTCGTGAAGTTGAAAAGCTTTGGAACTTCCCAAGTGGTGCAAAGGTAGAGTTTGGCTTTCTTGAACGTGATGCAGATGTATATCGTTATCAAGGACAAGCTTACAGTTGGATAGGGTTTGACGAAATAACACACTTACCTACAGAATTTAGTTGGAACTATCTTGCTTCTCGACTTCGTACAACTGATCCTTCTATTCAAACTTATCTTAGATGTACTGCAAACCCTGGTGGTGTTGGTTCTCATTGGGTTAAAAGAAGATATATAGAACCTGCAGAATATAACACAAGTTTTAAAGGAACAGATGGATTAACTAGAAAGTTTATTCCTGCAAAACTTGCGGATAATCCTTATCTTGCAGAGGATGGTGTATATGAGCAAATGCTTAAATCACTACCTCCAATACAGCGCAGACAGTTGTTAGAAGGAAACTGGGATGTGTCAGAAGGAGCTGCTTTTGTAGAATTTGATCCGCAAGTTCATGTAATTCCTCCATTTAAGTTGCCTGTTGGGTGGGAAAGATTAAAAGGAATTGACTATGGATATGCCTCTGAAAGCTGTTGTTTATGGGGAATTATAGATAGTAACGATGGAACTTTAATAATTTATCGAGAATTATACAAAAAAGGCTTGACAGGACAGGAATTAGGCAGTATAATAACAAATATGGAACTTGAAGATCCTTATGCTGTTGCAGGGGTATTAGATACTTCAGCTTGGGCTAAAACAGGATCAACTGGTCCTACTGTTGGTGAAGCTCTTTTAAGAGAAGGACACAAATTAAGAAGAGCAGATAAAAACAGAGTACAAGGTAAAATTCAAGTACATGAATTTTTAAAGATTACAGATAGCGGTAGACCAAGATTACAAATATTTAATACTTGTCCAAACTTAATCAGAGAGTTACAAAGTATACCATTATCTAAAACAAATCCAGAGGATGTGGATACTCATGCTTCGGACCATGCTTATGATGCTTTACGTTATTTAATTATGAGTAGACCAAAAATAGTAAGTCCGTTTGACAGAATAAGACATTTAAAAAGAGAAATATACGCACCTTCTGACACAACCTTTGGTTATTAAATATGGCAGAAAAAGAAAATACATTTTTAAACGCTGACAATATCTATGAAGATGTAGAAGGTGAAGCAGGTAAAATTCTAGAACTAGAACTAGAACAACAAAGTAATCTTGTTGGTGTTATTAAAGATAGATTTCAACAAGCAGAAGATGCTCGTCAAACAGATGAACATAGATGGTTAAGATCGTATGAAAACTATCGTGGAATGTATGCAAAGTCTGTTAAATTTAGAGAGTCTGAAAAATCTAGAGTATTTGTAAAAGTTACAAAAACAAAAGTACTTGCTGCATTTGGACAGCTTGTAGATGTTATATTTGGAACTGGTAAGTTTCCTATAGGTATATCAGAAACTAAAATACCTGAAGGTGAATATGCTTCTGCACATTTAGATACAAAAAATCCAATGCAAGGAATTGAGACATCTCTTCCTGATAACATTGGTAACAGACTTGAAGATCCACCACAAGAAGAAAATCCTTATGATATTGGCTATGAAGGTGATGGTAGAACATTAAAAGCAGGTGCTACTTTTGGTAAAGGAGTTTTTACTGAAAGTATAGAAGATCAAGCAGAAGATATGCTTGTAGAAGGATATAGTCCTGATCCTAGTAAGTTAGAATTAAATCCTGCACAAAAAGCAGCAAGAAGATTAGAAAAACTTGTACATGATCAAATAGAAGAA